CCTCGGGTCGGCGACGGGTCTGGGACATCCGAGTAAGCACCACATCACACCGCTATGTCCAGATTTGACCGTGCTCCGTCATGGAGCTGAGAGGAGGCCGTCATGGCCGGACGTGGACCAGCACCGAAGGACCCTGCTCGACGTGCGCGGGGGAACGTTGACTCTGTTCCGTCGACGTCGATCCGGTTCGTCAAGGCTGAGCAGCCGCCGCTGCCGGCGGACATGGAGTGGCACCCGCGTACGGTCGAGTGGTGGGCGATGTGGCGGGATGCCCCGCAGGCGGAGCATTTCATGGCTTCGGACTGGGCTTTCCTTCTTGACACGGCGCTGATGCACACGGCGATGTGGGCGAAGGGGCAGTGGACGTTGGTGGCTGAGGTCCGGTTGCGGGTGGCGAAGTATGGGGCGACGCCGGAGGACCGGGCACGCCTGCGGATGAACTTCGCCGACGCCGACGCGAAGGATGAGCGCCGCCATTCATCCCCGCCCGCGATGCAGCGGTGGGGTGATCTGCGGGCGCTGCCGTCGGCGAAGGACGCTTGAGTGCCGTGGAAGCCGCGGTACCCGGGGGAGGTGCCGACGCTCGGGTTCTATGCGTTGGAGTGGATGGCGGAGACTCTTGCCGCTCCGGACCGAGCTGAATACGAGCCGTTCATCCCGACCCGGGAGCAGGCCCAGTTCGTCTTGAACCTGTACGCGCTTGACCCGGTTACTGGGCGCCGCCGGTTCCGCAGGGCGGTCCTGTCGCGGAGCAAGGGGTGGGGCAAGAGTCCGGTCCTCGGGGCGATCGCCCTGCTTGAGGGTATGGGAGACGTCGTGCCGGCAGGCTGGGATGCCGACGGGCGCCCAGTTGGTCGGCCGTGGTCGTCGCTGCGGACTCCTTGGGTGCAGGTGATGGCGGTGTCGGAGGACCAGACTCGGAACGCATGGGTGCCCATGTTGGAGATGACGCGGAATGGGCCGGCGTGTGACATCTATCCTGGGTTGGAGCCGATGGAGGGGTTCATCAACCTTCCGCGCGGCAAGATCGAGCCCGTTACGGCATCCGCGGCGTCCCGAGAGGGAAACCGTCCCGTGTGCGCGATCTTGGACCAGACGGAGTCCTGGACGCCCAGCAACGGTGGGGTTCGCCTGGCGGCAGTGGCCCGACGGAACCTGGGTAAGACGAACGGGGTGTCCATTGAGGCCCCGAACGCCTACGTCCCCGGGCTGGAGTCAGTGGCTCAAGCGTCGGCTGAGTATGCGCGCCTGATTGCCGCCGGGAAGGCGAAGGACGACGGTCTTCTGTACGACCACCGGGAGGCTCCTCCGGAGACTGAACTTGGTGACCGCGATTCGCTACTCGCTGGCCTGGAGTACGCCTACGGGGACTCGGCCGCGACCCGCGGCGGATGGGTCGACCTCGACCGGATTGTTGCCGAGGTGTGGTCTCCGGATGTGGAACCGCAGGATTCCCGGCAGTACTACCTGAACCAAGTAACGCATGCGTCTGATTCGTGGCTGTCGCAGCCGGAATGGTCCCGCGTCGCCAACCCTGATTCGCTGCGGGACCGGGACGTGGTGTGTCTCGGGTTCGACGGGTCAGTTCGGGATGACTCGACGGCGCTGGTGGCGTGCCGGGTCGACGATGGGCACTTGGAGTTGCTGGGGTGCTGGGAGCCGCGGAAGGCGTCCGGTGATGACCCGGATCCGCAGGTCGACCGGATTTCGGTCGACGCGGCAGTCAATGCTGCGTTTGAGCGGTTCGCGGTGGTCGGGTTCTACGCGGACCCGGCGTTGTGGCAGGGGCATGTCGACGGGTGGACCGCGAAGTACGGGGAGAGGTTGCGGGTGCGGGTCGTGCAGGCCCGACCGATTGAGTGGTGGACGAACCGGCCGACGGCGATGGTTGCTGCGTTGGAGAGGTTCCATTCGGCGGTGTTGAACGGGGAGTTGTCCCATGGCGGGGACTCGACGTTGGCCGCGCATGTGCTGAACGCTCGTCGTCGGGTTGGCCGGGCCGGGGTGACGATCGCGAAGGAGCACCCCAAGTCGGCGCGGAAGATCGATGCAGCGATGGCGGCGGTTCTGGCGTTCGAGTGCCGGTCTGATGCGGTCGCCCAGGGAGCTGCTGTGCCAGAGGAGTCGTGGGTGCCGGTCAGGGTCCGTTGACCAACAACCACTTGGGTGTGTCGCTGGTGTACTTGGCGTGTGGTCGGGTAGTGTGCGGAAGCAGATTGCAGGCGGTTCAGCCTGCCCAGACCCCGGTTCCACCCGTATGCAGGTGGCCGGGGTCGTCATGTTCCCCGGATAGGTAGACACGCAGGCTTGTCGTCCTGTGCTGTTCGGACAAGCCCCCGTCCGTGTAGTGGAGGCCACCCGTCATGTCTCAACTGGTGCGTGCCGAGGGCACCAATGCCGTCTATCTGGTGGATGCGACGTCCGGAAACGAGACGGTGTCGTTGACGCAGTTGGCGGCAGGCCGGATGGTCAAGGTCCGCCGGAAGGACTCATCGGCGAACACGGTCACCGTGACCGTCACCACAGGCCTGACCCTGGATGGGGTGGCGAACGGGTCGACCACGGTCCGCGGCGACACCGAGGTCCAGTTCTTCGCTGTCGACGCTGGCTGGGAGTCTCTGACCAGCGGTGGTGGCATGTCGCCGGTGACCGCGAAGCGCCCCACCTCGGGCACGTCGACCCCGATCATCCAGGCGATCGACGAGACCGACGCACCCCGGTTCACCGATGCGATCATCCCTGGTGCGGCGACGCAGACACACATCATCGGCAAGGCGGGTGAGCCGGCGACTCTGGGCCTGCTCGGTGACCAGGCGGCCACTACTTACGCCGATTTCACCCACGAGCCCGGCACCGGTAACACGGAAATCGACGTTCTCGGTGGGGACTTGGCGTTGCGTCCGCTATCGCCGGGCAAGAACGTGACCATTTGGTCGATCGCCGGGGGAAATCCCAAGCTGCGGGTTGGCAGCCAGGGGTTCACTGCTGCGCTCGACCTGCAACACGACGGGGCGAACGCGCACGTCTCCTGCACGTCTGGATATGTGGGGTTCCAGGGGGACAAGGTCAGGATTGCCCAGACTGGATCGTTGGACTACACAGGACCGACAGCAACGAGCGCGGGGGCTGGCGCGAACGGCGCGCCCCCGGCGCAGGTCGCTGGCTACCTGGTGTGGTCGGTCGGCGGTACCACCGTCAAGGTCCCTTACTACCTGGCCTGAACGTAAGGGCTCCAACAAGTTCGGGCCTGGCTGACAAATCCGATGGGTGGTGGGTCGTGGCGATTGACGTCTTGACTCGTCCACCGGCGGGCCCGACCACTGAGGTCGGCGCTGGGTGGTGGATGCAGCGTCTCGCTGTGGACCTGTACCACCAGGACCGGAGGCGGCGGCTCGACGAGTTGGAGGCGTGGCACGCGGGGTCTCCGCCGTTGCCTGGTGCTCCGGCTGCTGCCCGTGACGCGGTGAAGGAGTTCCAGCGGCATTCCCGGTCGAACTTCTTCGCGTTGATCGAGGAAGCGGTCCGGGAGCGGCAGCGGGTGCGTGGTCTGCGGACGTCAGTGGATGACGACGCGACTGGTGACGGTGAGGCGTGGGCGTTGTGGGAGGACATGAACCTCCCCGTTGTCAGCGCTGACGTGCACCGGTTGAAGGCCCGGTTCGGGGTTGCGTACGCGTTGGTGTCGCCGCCGAAGGATGACGCCCCGGGAATCCCGGTTGTGACGTTCGAGGACCCGCGGTGGTGTGTGGCGTCCCCGGAGCCTGACCGGCCGTGGCGGTTGCGTTCCGGGTTGAAGGTGTTGCACGACGACGTCGAGCAGCGGACGAAGGCGTTCCTGTACCGGCCTGGCCGGGTGGATGTGGCGTGGGTCGAGGCCAAGTCGAAGGACGCGGCCCGGTTCAACCCTGCGACGTGGCAGTGGGACACCGAGTTGACTCGTGTGTTCGCTGACCCGGATCTGATGCCGTTGGTGTTGTTCGAGAATTTGGATGGTGTCGGCGAGGCCGAACCTCACTTGGATCTGCTGAGGCGGATCAACTTCATGGTGTTGCAACGGTTGACGATCGCCGTGTTGCAGGCGTTCAAGCAGCGGGCCGTGAAGGGTGTCCCGGTCAAGGATGACCAGGGCAACGCCATCGACTACGACAACATTTTCTCTGCGGATCCTGCGGCGTTGTGGTTGATGCCGGCGACTGCGGAGATCTGGGAGTCGGGGCAGGTTGACCTGTCGGGGATCCTGGAGTCGGTGAAGGATGATGTCCGGACGTTGTCTGCGGTGTCGCGGACGCCGTTGCCGATGTTGGATCCGACGTCGGGGAATCAGTCGGCGGAGGGTGCTGCGGCGTCCCGTGAGGGCCTCGTGTTCAAGGTTGAGGACCGGAACAGTCGGGATCAGCAGGGGTGGGCTCAGGTCGTCTCAGCCGCGTACAGGTGGCTGGGTCGGGACGCTGGTCGGGTGTCGGTGATTTGGGCGCCGCCGCAGCGGGCCTCTCTGGCGGAACGCGGGAGTGCGTTGTCTCAGGCTGCCGCTGCTGGGGTGCCGTTCCGGACCCGGATGATCGAGTTCGGGGAGTTCGACCCGGCGGACGTGGACCGGATGGAACAGGAACGCGAGGACGATCTCGTGTTTTCGGCGCGGGTTGCTTCGATGACTCAACCCCCTCAGCAGGAACAGCAGCAGGGCACTGGCCAGGACGCCACAGGCGCC